AAGAACTGGCTTTTCAGAGAAAAGAACTGGCTTTTCAGAGAAAAGAACTGGCTTTTCAGAGAAAAGAACTGGCTTTTCAGAGAAAAGAACTGGCCCCCTGCCGCCGTTTTTCCTAAATAACGTGGAATCTCGCGAATTCCATTTCATTCCGCCACGCGTCCGCTCGCGAATTTCGCTTCGCAAAATGTCACTCCGCCACGCGTCCGCTCATCGCGTCCGCTCGCGAATTCCATTTCATTTCATTCTATCAGTTCCTCGATTTCCTTCACCGCGTGACATACCCTAAATCGATGATACCATCGTTTTGAAATCAACGGCAATACCTCAATTTGGACGAGTTTAAAACTCGTATCCAATAATCCAATCGCCATTTGTTCTTCATCACCTTTCAGTGTCAGTGTAAACACCGATTTCAAAATAAAGTGAAGAAGAAGCATTACGTGTTCACTAGATACATAAAAACGAAACACTTTTCCTTGATTGATGTTGTTAAATGACCGAATAATAAAATACACCAGTTGATTGAATTGGGGTGCGTCATTGATGTCTATCTTACCATCCGAGAGAATCTTATTGAAGCCAGTCTCAAGAATGTAGTTCAACTTATCTCGTATTCCATCCTCGCATACATATTTCTTAAGGCTCTCCAGTTGCTGGCGATTCAATCTGTCTTTGAATTCGTCAAACACGCGTTCAATTTGATTGATTGCTAAAGCAGGGTCGCGGAGGAGATTCGTCAATTTTGTTCGTAAAAATGGTATAATAAATATTAGATTAAACGTAATGTCTTTTGCGAAGTGAAACAGTGAGAGTTTCGTTCTTTTAATTTCAGGGTCATCATCGTCATAATCAATCGCCGTGTCTTTGTCTTCTTCTTCCACAATGATTTTGGTATTCTTTGAAAGGGCAGAACGTTTTGGTGTTGTTTTTACGCACGTTGTAGTTGATAGCCCGATTATCGGTGTGATTGCGTGTGTTCCTACAGTCGGAATTACACCTATTATGGCTCCTTGCCCCTGTTCAGGGCCCTGGACAGAAACAGGAACAGACGTATCACTTCGTTTGGTTGAGACAGACGGAGTTGGCGCTTTCTGAGCGTTACGAAGAATTGCTTGATTCATAACATCCGTCATTGCGGTTTGATTGATACTTTGAATGATTGGTGCTGGTGCTGGTGCTGGTGCTGGTGCTGGTGCTGGTGCTGATGCTGGTGCTGGTGCTGGTGCTGATGCTGGTGGAGGCACGATGACTGTCGCCATTACATCTGGAATATCAAAAACATCGTTTACGATTTGATTTTTTGTAACAAGGTCAGCCGTTATTTTGAATGTGTTCATTCCCTATATATCTTTCTGTTTATTTTATTGAAAAAGAGCAGCAGTATTTTCGGCCAGGCCCGCCCTGGGTAACGCGGGTGGTGCCGGACCCTCGACTACAGTGCCCTCTTCCGCCATTGTAAATATACGCTTCTTATGTTTGATATTTCCCAATTTGAATGTACGAATATATTCTTCAATCGGTATTTCATCATAATCACGAATCTTATCGTGTAAATCCGGGGAGACAAATTCAAGTGGAACCGACAGAAGTGAAACGTCTTCGTGCTTGACTTCAATAAGCCCATAACGCGTTGGTATATCTTGTGTTACGGTGAATGGGTGAATATAAAAATGACTCGACGCGTCGCCACCGCTGCCGCCACCGCATATCACCATCATATTATCACCGTTCTCGCTCAATAATGATTGCGAGATGAAAATCATCGGTATTTTGAAATAGAGTGCTAAAATCCAAATATCAATATTCGTTAAAAAGTAGTTTTCACTTTGGATGATTTGTGGCAAGGTTGCGCGACCTTCCTGGATGATTTCAGCATATTTCTTCATACCATATCCATTAAGAATCATTGTCAGTTTCTTATCGAGACCCAAATCTGATAATTTGCCATATTCTGATACAAGAATATTCTTTATTCTCGTAATCGTCATTTCAGCAAGTTGGTCTACGTGTTGTATACGGCAATGCTGGCAAACAAAATAATTACACTGACGACACGCAAATTCGGTTTGGTCGTGACCGATGGTTTCGCGGCATTTTCCACAAATCTCTGATTCGGTCGGTCCAGCCGCAGCTCCTGATGTAAATGCGTTTTGTTTTCGTGGAACACAACTATGCCCACTTGGACACTTGGACGCATTTTGTGCGACAATCCGTAATATCGTGAGAATAATATCAAACGAACATTCATTGCTTTCATTTGAAAACAATATTTCAAACGTATTTGCGGTAGGAAAAAACTGTTTACGCATCTTTTCCGTAATTTTACGCTTGGTTACCTCGTGACAGAAACCAAGAACGTGATTTATTTCATTCAGCTGTAATGCGTTGGCAATTCCTGGAACATCTTCACCGAGAAGAGCGCGCGGAGGTGCTGCCGGTGCCGATGAGCCTCCTGGCGCACCAGTAAGTTCTAAATATAGGTCAACATATTCTTTACGGTATACTGGGTCATAATGCTGGATATCACGCGACCCTGCGTTACTTGGCGCGACTGTATAGAAGTTCGTCTGGAATACATACGGATTGTCATCTGCGGGTTCCATATTTTCAAAATATTCTTGCGTGATAAAGGACTCTAACAAAATAATCTCATCTTCGTGAAGATTGTATTTCATATCTTGAAATGAAAGATATTTGGTCGGCTCAAACATAAAAAGTTTCACTCGCTCATACCGTATCATTTCGTCGGCTACTTTGCCAAAATACGCGATTTCATTATCAATATCGGGATACATTAGATTTCTCTGGGGGATAAGCAATTTACAAAATCCGCCCGTTTCTTTCAAACAATAACTCTTTCGCCCGCATGTTTCATCATCACTCGTAATACATCCAGTTATTTCGCCTACCATCTTAAGTGTATCCTTGTTATATCGAATAAATGATATATACTTCGCCAGCATTTGCTTCAAGTGCGCAATGATTTGCGAAAGTTTATTTTGATAAAGAACAAACGGTGACGCAATCAGTTTTTCAATATCGTCCTTTCTTGCTTTGTTTTCAGGGCGGTTCAGCACATTTCGCGCGGTATTGCGAAACACATTATAGAAATTCGTTTCCAGGCGGATGTTTCGGATGTATCTCTCGCGCGTCTTGTCGCGAGACTTTTCATCAGAACCCGCGAGTGCGACTTCCTTATCCGCAATGAGATGATTACTTTCTGTAATGGTCGGTATTCCATCATCCTGGTTTAACTGAGGGTCTTTATCCACATTTACTTGAATGAATTGATTTGTTTCGGTGATGACCCCGACGACAAGTCCATCTTCTACAACCTTCACTTTTGCTTGACAATAGACATCCTTCTTTGTTGTCTTTTTGATATGTTTTGCGACGGTTTCTAAAAAATCGACTGTTTCGCGATAACTCATCGTCCACAGTGTTTCGTCGTCATTGAGTAATACGGAAGGAATACCGGCGCTGGTGCCAGTGAGCGGCGCAGAAACCGCGGTAGGAATCACCCCTTTTAATTGTTTTTGCGTCGTGGTTTTCTTCACGACTGCGACCGGATTCAACCGCGACACGTTGATGGTTTGAGAGATTTGGAGACCGATAACTTTTCCATTGAAATTCATCACTTGCGCGTTGATTTCAAATCCGGCATCTCGCGCAAGTTTTGCAATCACTGCGGCCGGTTGGTTCATTTTGTATTTGTATTCACGAGGTTGACTTGCGTGAAGTCGACAATATGAAAAATAAAGGTCGCGAATATTCTCGATGATGTGCCGGATTTTTGGCATAAGCGTCTTACTCTTCAACGAAAACCGGCCCAATACACTGAACTTCCCATTGGACTTGCTTTCAAACAAGTAGATGGGTTCGTAGTATATATCACGTTTCATTATGAAAATCGTTTTGCGATTGATGTCAAAAACCTCACCAGAGTATGCGTTTGTAGGACAAATGACCTGGACGTTATTTGTGATGTCATCGTCGGGAATGTGGATGAGAATAATGTTATTGCCTCCTTTGAATAATCTCTCATTGGGGCGACACACGATATCCCATAAATAGGTATGGTCAATGATGGATGTATCATCGTTGAGATACGCAATAAAGTTTTCATATGCGTTACATATTCTGGCAAATGTTTCTTTCGAAAGACTAGCAAGACCATTTGCTCCAGCATATTTCGTCGTAATATCTATCTCTCGGACTTCATTATTTGGATTGTAAAATATATCCACGAGCGTGCCATTGTTTAATGTTATAAATGTTTCAATGGTGAGAGATTGGATAATGATGTTTCTCATCTCTCGGATGGTGGGAACACTATTGGTGGCGGATGGTGGGGGTGCGAACGAAGATACGGTTGTTGCCCGAGGCGTCATTGCGACCGGTATTTCGTCTTCGGACTGATACTCTTCTTCAGCGGCACCCGCCTCAGCAACATTTGTCGACGCGGCCTTCATTCCTTTCGATAGTAACAGTGAATGTTTCTGAATATTCTCTGCGATAGATTTGCTGATTCTATCTTTGAGAGATATTCCTGCTGAAGACGGACCACTCGCGGCGGCAGGTGCGTCTTTCATCGATTCTTTCTCAATCGTAGCGACAACGGCATCTTGAATCGATGATTTTTTCAACGCCACTACAGTTGGTGTTGCCGCGGTCAACGTCATTCCGATACTTTCCTTATAAAAATAAGCAATCGCAGATACGAACGATTGTCGGTCATTTGTTTCAACACCGCGGCGAAGTAAACAAGGTGTATCCTTTTTAAGTGTGGTATTTTTAAGACTTACTTGGCAGTTACGACTATCTGAAAATAAGAATTTTTGGACTTGCGTTGGTAAATACCCCCATCGATTGTTTTCAAGCGGGAACTTATCTGAACTTAAAATGCGGTCATCTTTCATTTCATTGATTTTAGCGGGTTCAGATGGCACCGTCACGGATGCCGCAGCCGACGCCGCCGAAGTCGGACCCGCAACGGACGCTGCCAAGGTGGGGCCTTCGGATTCTTCCATTCTTACCTCTTCAAATTGCTTGGCTTGACATTCATTTCGTCGCGTGGTTTGTGACGGTTTATCCCAATTTGCGAAACAACACGGGACACACAATCCTTTTGGATGTTTATCTTTTCCAAGAAAGCCGGGATAGTGCTGCTTGTAATTCCCCTTTTCATCCACGTGATATTTATCATCAGTGAATTCAAATATGTTCGCACCAGGTGGGACTTTCTTTGCTTTTTGTGGAATGACCGTGCCGTATTTTCCCGACTTTACTTCATCCTCTGTGAGACTGGTATTATGCTTTAGACTCCAGTATCTCGGGCAAATATAATGATACTGTTTTTTGGAGTCAGAACCATATGTAATACTATGAGAATAGGAATCCGGATGTTCGCGGTCGATTCGCGCTTTTTCTTCGCTGGTTAAAATCACCGGCTGACGACGATAATTCCACGGACAGCTTCGCGAATACGCGTTGAATTTCCCGACATCTTCATTTAGATGAATGATGGGGTCGCGTTCTTGAATGCGTTTAGAAAAAGGGTTCGGATTCGCCAATTCCATACCGGTGATATCGGAGAGGTCTTCTTCATCCCCGGCGGTGGCAGCAGTGGCAGCCTTCGGTGGTTTGGCTGCTCCGCCACCACCTCCTTGTGCGCTACTTGGCGCACTGGCACCCGCGTCATACATATCGGCTCCGTCTCCGTCATCGTCTTCGTCTTGAAGCAAATCAAATAAGTCAATCTCTTCTTCTTTGGGAACATCGGCTTCAAATCCAAATACTGGCGCCGCCGCCGCCGCCGCCGCCACTCCCGATGACGGCGCGCTTGTAGATACGGTCGGTTTCTTCACCACTGCGACAATTTCGGGCATAACTTCAGCCTCCACTTCTACTGCTTCGGCTTTTTTCGCAGAGGCCGCAACCGCAACCGCGA